AGCATACGGCGTTGCCGTATGCTGTCCCCGTATGTTAGTCGCGTCATGCTATTTTTACTCCTCGACAGACCTTTAGGTCTGAGTTCTAGTAGTTGGAAACTAGGCTACGCCTTTGGAGGCTTTAGCCTCCAAGCATCCAAGTTAATTCCAAGTACTCATACCAAGGCAAACTTGCCTTGGTTATGCAGTCTTGGCAACTATGGTCAGGGTAATCCTTCCCTTGACACCTATTGGTGTCATGATATTTGAAGTACCATAGGTAATCTCCAATCTGGGGCCAATTGTTCTTGTCGCTGTCAGCGAAGATTTCATAATCTTCGCCATGATGCCTGATATTGGAAGTGTCCTTCCAATCAATGTGCTCATGTATGCTTGCTCGTAGCGTCATGTTGTTTTTACCTTTCAGCCAGACCTTTAGGTCTGTGTTAGTGTAAAGGGTGGTTAGGGTGGGGTAGTAAGCTTTGCTTACTCTAATATTACTCTCAGAGGGCAGGGCAAAGCCCTACCCTCCGAGAGAGTTGAGCTAACTCGTTAGCTCAATAATGACCTCACAGAAGCTTTTCACTTCTGCCTCCAGCTCTGCTGGAGTCAGTGAATCCCAAGGATCCTCCGACAACGACGAACAGTCGTTGTTGGAGTCAAGAGGATAGCCACAAATCTTGCAGATTTGCGGCTCCGCCAATCCGTCTGGATCGGCTCCTTTGTCCCGAATCTCTGATTCGGGATTCACGCATATTTCATCTGACTCGTCAGATGAAAGATACACGCTCGATTCCCAACCAGGAGGTTGGGAGTCGTACCATGCCTGAATTTCGGCAGCACTAGCGTAGCTAGCGTCTTTGCTCATCGAACTACTCCTTTCAGGGATGTAAAGCTTTGCTTTACACCCTGAGTTTGGGGCCAACCAGTGTTAGCCCGTAGGGCTACGGCGGCATGCCATGGCCTTCTTGACAAAGGTAGTCTCAGAGAGACTACCTCTGTCAAGGACAGTGTACCACGGCCCAGATTCCCGATACGCGCCGAACCCCACGCATTATGCGCACGGTTCCACGCGCGTCGGTGCGCGCCTTACGCGCGCGCGAGGCCCCCCCTTCGATTCTCTGCGGCCTGGGGTTAATATGGGACTCCGTTCCTGGCTCGATCCCGAAAATAAAAACATGGAGAAACGATGAAAGTTAAGGGAGTTAACCTAATAAACGCCTATGGGCAGGAAGTACGCGCATTACGCAAGAAGGATAGGACCAGGACATTAGGAGGAAAGCACTTTGTATTGTCTTTCCAGGTACCTGTAGGTTATTTAAGGCCCAAAAACATCATACATATGGAGGGAATAGAGCCTGTATATACAGATTCGTTTGTAATGATGGACCCCTGGAAGGTGGAGGCACCTGGAATAGATGGGTATGAGGATGCGTGCAAGTTAAATTTAAGAGAAGCGGCGAACATAGTGTTACTAAGCGGCAAAAGGTTATCTAAATGGATTGAATGGGGAGTTCCCCTTGAGATAGGGGCGGACAGGGGCTGGTTCAGGTTAAGCAATGGAGAAGAGTTATTAGATTTAATATTAAAATCAGGAGTAATGGTTGAAGCACCAGGAACATTACATAAGCCACATAACAAAGAATTTAAGTTAGTTAAATCATTTAAGACAATAAAAAATTCTCCGGTATTCCAAGTTACGTTATGGCATCACTCTAATGGTGAATGGGTGGCGGAATTAGACATGGACTTAAAGAGGGGGATAGGCCATTGGAAAGAGGTAGCAAGAAATCATCTAACGCATGGAAAGACCCATCCCTATATTCTTAATCAGCTTCTAGCGTGGTATTGGGGCGTGATATCTTTTAAGCTACAGACCCCAACGGACCAGGAGGGTTAAATGCCACAAGTTGGAGGAAAGAAGTACGCATACACCAAGAAGGGCAAGGCCGCTGCTGCCAAGGCTAAGCGGAAGCAGAAGCGCAAAGGGCCTATGCCCAAGGTTAATCCTGAATTCGCTAAAGAGATGGAAGAGGGCAACAAGCCAAAGCCGTTACCCTACAAGAAGAAGGAAATAGGGGCGCATCCACATTTAGGTCCGCAAGGCCCTGTCGGGGAGGAATTAAAGAAGGTCCTAGCCCGAAGGAAACGCAAAGCGGCTTTGAAGAAGAAAACAACCAAGAAGAAGAGACTAGATCCCCAGAGCAGACATTTCCGAGGTCGTGGTTAAAATGAGACGACTAGTCGCGCAGCTCTCCGGTTTGGTAAATACGCTTGCCAATAGACCCGTGAGCGTTAGGGCTTGGCGTATGTGGGTTATGGTAATACTGACCCTGATCCTTGGAGATCATCTTGGGATGTGGGAACTCCATGATTTGTTTGTCGATGGGATTGATGTACATGAAGTAAGCGTAATCATCGCCGGGCTAGGCGCATTATTGTCATCAATGACAGAAGAATGAAAACAGCTTCGATATCGAACAGCACAGAAGCGATACTAGAGATCCTTTCCGGGGCTAGCGAGGCTGAATTACGTGCGACCCTCGCACATTTAGATAGCAAGCAAGATACTAATTACGACAAACTGTGGGACAAGTGCGCTAACGATCTCCATTTCTGGGTCTTTAACTATGCTTCTGCTGTTAATCTTCACATGGAGGCCGTAGTAGAAGAGGGAGAAGCTGCTCCTGGCGAATCAGTAGATCTATTTCCAGACTATCCGCATGTCCGTATGGTGCTGGACTCCCTTAAAGATCCAAAGAATATCTTGATCGACAAGTCTAGGGACATGATGGCAACGTGGTCGCTCTGCGCTATCTTCTGTCACGACCTTTTATTCCAGGAAGCAGCGCCTTTGCTTATGGCATCCCGTCGTTTTGACGACGTAGACGACGGCGGAGAAGATTCAACTACCGATTCCCTCATGGGAAGGGTTCGGTTTATCTACGAGAATCTACCTGAATGGCAGAAGATTAGGGCACCACTTCGCGTAAAGACTGGACTAATGCGCAATACAGCAACCGACGCTTATATCGCTGGAGTAAAGGCGGTAAGGCATACGGGACGTGGCGGTAAGTACCGCAGAGCTGTAGCGGATGAGTTTGGTCACTGGCCTTACGGAGAAGCCAACCTGGAATCCATGAAGTATGCCTGCCAAAGAGGACTTATATTGCTCTCTACGCCTCCCAGAGAGGGGAGAAACCACTGTTTTGGACGGTTAGCTACCGATACAACCAAGATGATGGAGCATTTATCGCTTCATTGGACCCTACATCCACTCCGCGGGGACGAATGGTACAAGCAAGCTACTGATGGAATGACCCCTGAACAGATAGCTAGAGAGCTTGAAATCAGCTATTCAGGGGCTGTTGAGGGTAGAATCCTCTCTACATTCGATGAAGAGATCCATCTTGTTGATGGACTTGAATACAATCCCAACCTTCCTCTATTCACTTCACACGATCACGGAGTAAATGAGGAGACTTGTGTGTTCTTTCAAATAGACAAAGATGATTGCTGGTACATTGTTGACGAGTACCAGGGGGGAAAGAACTCAGATTCCGGTGCGATTACTGTGTGGGATAACTGCGCAGCCATTGTCGATATGCTGAATAAAAAACCATACAATCTCATTAGAACTCCTAACAATGGAATTGCTGGACTGGCAGGTTCTTATGGCGACCCCGCCGGCAAGGTCGAAAACATTATTTTACAGACGAGAAAAAGCGATGACCAGAAAACAACTAGCTACCATTCTGTCTACAATCAGCACAATATAAAAATCCAAAGTAAGTACAGTAAGTGGCTAGACGGCGTTCAAATACTCAATGATCGCCTAAAACGGCGACGGCTTTTTATATCTCAAAATAAGTGCCCATCTGTCTGGGAAGCCTTTATTCACTACCGTCGAGGGCGAAACCCCAAAGATGACCCAAAACAACCTTATACAGATTCTCCGGTAAAGGACTGGACAAACCACTGGATGGATGCTGTAAGATACTTTGCTATAGGGAGAACTACGCTCGCTGCTGCTCGTGGCAGACAGCCACATCAGTACCGACAGGAGTGGCGACCTAGCGGAAGAACAGGTTGTATGTATCCAACTATGGTACGTGTGGGAAAGTAAATAATGGCCCAGACTCCTTCCGAACGAGTTGTTGAGTTTTCAGAAAAGCTAAAGGTAGAAGGCGGCGAAGGATCACTCCATGATCCTCGGGTAAACCTCGTCCTCACACGACTGAAGCTCTCTCACGATTATTACGCGCAGAAGCGCGACGACTTTATCCGCTACTACCAAGGATATCGTGCCTATCGCAGAGAGCCGGATTATCCCTGGACCTCCAATATGGTCATGCCGGTAATCTTCGATACTGTAGAAACCTTTCTTCCGCACGTCGTAGGAGATCAGCTAGAGCTTCGTCCTGAAGCACGGCTAGGGGCTGATCCTTCAAAGATAGAAATGTGGAAGGCTATCTTTGAATATGACGTTGAGGCTATGGAGCTTGTTACTAAGCAAATAGCTCTGATGCGGCAGGCTCTAATCTATGGATGGAGTCCATTCCTGTGTGACTGGCTCTATGACGAGCGCCCCATGAAGGTTCATCAATTTCAAACTTTGAATGAAGGAACAGAGTTTGAGACGACCATTCCCCAGGCAATGCAGATACCTGTCGTTATGCACGATGGCCCACAAGTCCAGGTTCTGGATATATTTAACGTCTTCCTGCAACCCGGCAAGGCGACGATCAATGGGCCACCAGCAGAAAAATCTGACTGGCTTATTATCAGATTCATACTTCCGTTTAAGCATCTTCAGATGATGGCGGAGCAGGGAATTATTAAAGAGAAAGCCCTCAATGCTTTACTTGATTCCTCTTTGCCAGATGTTACTGCCGATGAATCTCAAATAGGAATAGAAGAACGACTTGAGCTTATTGGAATTGATTCCAATACTATGGACACCACAATGCACCAAGTTGAAATTATGTGCATGTTCGGGGACCGTGGTTTTGGACGACAAGAAGATGGGGTTATCTGGCTAGGCAATCGCAAGGTGGTACTTCGAGACGAAACCTCCCCATTGTGGCATGGAGATATTCCAGTGGGGATCGTCAATGATATCCGTATGCCCCATGAGGCTATGGGTATCGGGGAAGCTGAGATTGCTGAATCCTTCCAAGAAGAAAAGTCTGACATTCGTAACGCCCGAATGGATAACATCCATCAGCTTGTTAACAGGATGTGGTCCGTAATGAACAATGCGGGTATTGATGATGTCGAGCTAATGAGTCGTCCGGGGGGAATTGTTCATATGGACGTTCCAGGGGCGGTAACTCCCTTGATAAATCAGGATGTTCCCTTCTCAACATACCGAGAAGAAGAATTACTGGACAATGATGTTCAGCGAATAACGGGGGCTACCGATGTTTTGAGGGGTTTGGCTTTCGGTGCAAGCAGGCCAACGGCCACCTCGGACAAGATCAAGGCTGAGTTTGCAGCGGCGCGTACTCGCATGAAGATTCTTGATATGCAGAATCATTTTCTAATACCCGTTGGTCGCTGGATCATTGCTTTAGAGCAACAGTTTACGACGCAGGAGAAGCAAGTCCGTATCAATAGAAACGGTATTACTGAAGATATTCGCGTTCGACCAGAAGATATCTCTGGAGATTGGGATGTGAAGCCAGAGCTAGATCAGGCTTTGCCATTATCTAAGGAACAACGACGGCAGGATGCTGCATTGGCGCTACAAAGTCTTGGTCCATATATACAAGGTGGTGTAATTGTTGCAGATGAAATCATTAAGCATTTTCTCAAGGTCTACAATATTCCCGATCCAGAAAAAATGTTGGCTTCTATGCAGCAACGTAAGGAACAAGTGCAAGACCCACGAGAAATGGTCCAGGCTGCTATGCAGCAGGCATCAACTGGGCAAGTTCAATAATGCGCATAGGACTTCTAAACAAGAAAGATGACTCGCCCCAATTAGAAAACTATGTTAGGTCGCTCAACAATCAGCTCGAAGATGCAGTAAAAATGCGAACAGTGGTCGAATCGGATGGCTGGCCGCTAGTTCAACAGCTATGGCAAGACTTTGAGGGGAGAAGCCAGAGGGCCTTTCTCGCGGGAGAGATTCCAGCAGAAGAGCATAAGGCACAGATCAAAGCGGTTCGTATAATCGTAGGTGGTATAGAAGCGGTTGCTGCAAGAACACAGATGGATTCCGATCCCAAGGTAAGACTCCGCGAGCTGGAGGCTGCTAAACCCTCAGTATTTAGGAGATACTAATGTCTACACCAACATCATTGCCTGGCTTGAGTGAAGACGAAACTCTCTCGCTCCAGTCGGTAGCGGAAAATGGTGGAACTATTGACGATCAACTGCGCCAAATGATTGTTCGCACATGTGATGCCGTCCTTAATCCGCCGCCACCTCCGCCCGCACCGAAGGCAAAAGCTAAAAAGAAGACCAAGAAAAAGAAGGCTCCGGTTCTCTAGCTGATGGCTCAACAGCAAACAGAAGCTCAGGCTAGAGCACTGCGCCGCAAGGCAAGGATGAAACGCCGGACAGAGAAAGCTGCGGCAGAGAAAAAAACGAGGATCCATTTAATTGCAGGAGAAGAAGGGTTCCATGTTGAACCCAAACTTCCTAAAAGCTTGAAAAGAACAAAAAGCGGAAAGGCCGTAGAGCCTGCGGGTAATTTTTGGGACGGAAATTAAAGAATGGCAGTACAGGTTATTACTGGACCCAGGACAACGGCTAATATAGAACAGTCCGGTAGGGTTCCAGATCGCAGTAAACCGTCGTTAACATAACAAGGAGCTTCAAGTGGCAGATACCGAGTTTGGCTCGCCTGCACCCGAAGACGTAGAAGCCAGCGAAACCGCTGAGGCTATAGCCGCTGGTGTCCCCCTCGATGACGAGGATACGGACCGTATGGAAGCAGCATACGAGGCTACACAGCGGGAGGTAGAAGAGGACATACATGGTCCATCCGAGGAATTTCAAGAATCTTCTGATGAAGAAACAGGCGAGGCACTTCTAGCCGGTAAATATAAAACCGTCAAGGACCTCGAAACAGGTTATCAAAATTTAGAAGGTAAACTTGGAGAACTCGGTCCCAAGGCTAATGAGTCCCAGGAGCTTAGAGAGCGACTGGCACGACTCGAAGGCCGGGCAGAAGTCACGGCCCCGCAAGTATCCACGGAGCTTACCCCGCGACAACAAACTCGTCAGGCATTTGCAGCGCAACGTGCCAGGATCTATTTAGATCAGGGGTTTGATGAAGCGGCAGCACGGGATATTGCTGAGAAGGACGCGATTACAATGGGAATGCTTGTTGAGTCTGAAGTAAATAGTCGTACCTACAAGTACGAACAGACTTATCAAGAGGGTTCTCGTGATCGTCAACTTCAAAGTATTGCGTATGAAATGCGTGGCGAAGTTGGATCTAATGGAAAGCCTCTTCGTCCTGAATGGGATGATGTCGTTGCTACTAAAGAGTTTGAGGACCAAGCCCGGAACATGGGCGCAAACTTCTACACAAAAGAAGGTCTTGAACTCACTTACCTTCGGACATTGCCATTGGTTCATTCAGAGATGAGAACTTCGGCATCCGTCGCGACGGAGGCAGCAAGGGCTAATGCTTCAGACTCAAAGAGGAGAGCTTCGGTGGGTCCAGCAGCTACACCAGCTTCTAAGACTCGCTCAAGCATAACTTCTGATGATGCTGAAATTGAAGCTATTTACAACTCCGCGCGTGAAGGAAAAAAATCGAAGAATGTCTTTGATGGGGGCATGTTCGACTAAATTAGGAATAACTTATGCCTAGCTTTGGCGGGTCTGTCGTATCCGGCACTAGGGCAACTGATTCGATTCTGGCACAAGGTTTAGTTCCAGATCGTGCAATAAATGTAGCCCAATTAGAGCCGAACTCGGCACCCCTAATTCAAATTACAACAAAGACCAAGGGTCGCAAACGTCGTGCCATAAACACCACGTTTGAGTGGTTTGAAGATGAACCATTCCCATATTGGGATGCGATCAATTATGGCTCCGGTTACAACACCTCCGCGACTAGCGTTGTTGTTGATAACGGTGGCTATTTTGGTTCATCTAACCTCGTGCTAATTCCGCGTACTGGCGAGATTGTTCGTGTAACCGCAGTCAGCACTAACACGCTGACGATCACTCGTGCTGCTGGTGGCTCAACTGCCGCAGCAATAGTTGATGGTGACGATCTGCGAATCATCGGATCAGCCCACGCTGAAGGCGCTACCGCTGGCACCATGAAGTCAACGAAGAAAGTCCGGAACTACAACTACACCCAGATTTTCCGTGACACTTTTGGTGCTACAGGTACGGAAGAAGCCTCTGAGCTGTATTGGGGCAACGACCGCACTATGGAAAGAAAAGAGCGCGGTATTGACCATGCGATCAATATCGAATCTACTTTTCTTTATGGTCAGCGCAGCGAGGTCACTAGCGGATCGACTCCGGTTCGCACGACTCGTGGTGTTATCAACTTCATTACTACAAACACTTCCGCCATTGGCGGCTTCTTGAGTGAAGATTCTTGGAACGATTTCCTTCGGGACGGTTTCCAGCATTCTTCAACTTTGGGAAAGAACTCGAAGTGGTTTTTCGGTTCTCGTGTGGTGATTGGGGCCATTAACGGGTTCGCCCGTGACGCGCTCCGTGTTGTACCGAAAGACAAGACGTATGGGATCTCGGTCCAGAATTACACGTCTTTCTTCGGCAATGTGTTACTAATGGCACATAACCTGTTAGAAAATAACCCTGCCAGTAACGGCACAGGGACAGCCAAGTACGGAGGCTACGGAATCCTTATGGACCCAGATAGCCCCGCGTACCGCCATCTCGGTGCTAATGGCAAGAACCGCGACACTTCATTACGTCGCAATATCCAGACAAACGACACTGATGGATGGCAGGACGAGTACCTGTCTGAAGTCGGTCTGGAGTACAGGCAAGAACGGTTCTCCCGCATTATGACTGGAGTAACCGGCTAACTAAGGATACGGCGGCTAGAAGGGGCAAAAGCCCCTTCTGCCTGCCCCCTTACGCAAAGAGGACCTAATGGCAAACGGCAAGGCTGCAATAGGAATGAAAGAAACGCCCGTGGAATCGGATACCGTTACTTTTATGTCTCCTTCCGAGAGACTTCTAGTAAATGTTCATTTGAAGCCACAGCGCAAGTACAGTGAGCACGGCACTCAGATCATTGAAGAGGAAATACAAAGGGTACAGTTCGTAGACGGGCGTTATGAGACTTCGGATCGGAATCTCATCAGCCTTTTACGGAAAGCACCTAATAACGTCGGTGTCATACAAGACGAGATCGCTAAAGAGTACCGAGATCAGGGACTTAATTTTGCTCCCGACAGTAAAGCTTTGACTTCTTATAAGGACAGGTTCTACGAAGTTACAGGAGGGACCGCAGCTTAGCCACAACCTATAGGCCGTAGACCCCGTGCGGATTGTGAAGCTTGCACATAGGAAGGGTTGGCCTCGGAGGTAAATGTGGCAAAGTTTTCAGAACATGAGTATCTAGCTTCATCGGCTCGTACAGCCAGCGAGAACTCGGATGGCCTTCGCGTTGATGGTTATTCGCAAGTAACCATTATGATGTCATCTACGGCTGTGACGGGTTCCAGTCCTACCGTGGATTGTGAACCAGAAGTATCGAACGACAACAGCACTTGGTTTCCAATGAACGTGTACCCAAGTGCGTCGGATCCGGCAGCAATGACAATGCAGTTAACTGCTGCGGGTCAAATCTCCATGTCGTTGCCTTTGTGCGCGAAGTACCTGCGTGTAAAGACGACTATTGGTGGTAGTTCGACTCCTGGTCATACATTCAGTGTCGTAGCGAACTTTCTCAAGTTTAGGTAAATAGCTTGGGATGGCTTGGTCGAAGGAGTCAGAGACTTCAGGATCGTGGTCACCAGAGGGGCCAGAAGCTTCTCAGGCGATCACTGATAGTGGAGTTGCTGTCACTGATAGCGGTACTGCCGTTGTCATTGATTCCCGGTTCGTTAGTAGTGCTGTATGGACGGCGGAATCTCTACCTTCCGGGTCATGGGAGTCAGAAGCCCAAACTGTTACTGATGGTGGCGTTGCTGTCACAGACAGTAGCGCCACCGTAACAGTGCTTGTTTTCTAGGGAGATTGAATGGCTATAGATACGACAGGACAGAATCTCATTGATGGCGTAAAACGCTATGTGCCAGAGATGCAGAGTGCTAGTCACGACGCGACGATTCTTGCGTTTGTTAACAGTGAGCGTCGATTCCTGCTGTCAATGAATCAGGTTCAGTCCGAAGAGGTGCATTTAACCTCTGCGACAGACGACACTGTGGCCGATCAGAGTCTTTATGAGCTTCCTGATGATTTTGTAAAGATCAAGAAAGTCATGCGTAAGAATGCTGATGGCGAATATAAGCTCTGCGAGTTTAAGGATCGTGAGCAATTTCGCACTTGGGAACATGAGGGCAAGAACTTTAGCGATGGAGCCTTCTTTTATTCCTTACGTGGGAACCACATTGACTTGCGTGGAACGCCCGCTACTGCAATTACAGATGGTTTAAGGATTGATTATTGGTACTTGCCAGATGACTGGACAGCCAGCACAACTGTTCCGCAGGTATGGGAACTCTTCCGAGAAGTCTTGGAAGTAGGGTCGGCCTTACGCGCTGGTATCCGTCGAGAAGATAGGCGTAATGAGCTAGAGCGCCATTACGACGGCAGGTTGTTGCCGAACTTTAGGGCGAATTTTGGACGCAGAGTAGCAGAGCCTATGGCTATGCGTGATATTCGTACTACATGGCGGGAGACTTTAGGTCAAGGTGGTTTTGGGAGAAGGCGTTAATGGCCGTTAACACTCGCATCGTTGACATCTTTGGCCTTAAAGGTTCTAAGGAGAACCAAGATTTAATCTCGGTTTCTGCTATCCACTCTCCTGATGGATCAAAGAATGGCTTTCTCGATGACCTTGAAAGGGTCACGAAGATACCTGGCTATACAAAGTTAACTTCCTCTTCGATTGCCTCTTACGCTGTACGTGGTCTGTTCTCCTGGCATTACGAAACGGGCGGGACACTGACCCGTGTTTTGATTGCTGTTCTTAACGATACTGCTTATTCGATCAATACGACGGACGGATCAGCAACATCATTAGGTACAGGGATTGACACCGATGAAGTCCCAAGATTTGCCAGAATGAGTGACAAGCTCTTTATAGTTTCCGGCGGATCGGCTGCGGTAAAAACATGGGACGGGAGTACGTGGGCAAGCGCCGGAGGAACGCAACCTTCAGCTCCATCACTTGCAGCCGGTTCCGCCGGGGATCTTAATGGTCAATTCCGCATTAGGGTCGCGTACATAAAGTCTGATGATAGCGAAGATATAGCCTCTGCTGCTTCAGATCCGGTACTACTTGAGAATGAAGAATTAGCTGTATCGAGCGTTCCAACAGGGCCGGGGGGAACTAAGGCGAGAAAGCTCTATCTTACGGCAGGCGATAACCCCGGCATCTACTATTTTGTTCACATGCTGGACGGAAACTCTGCTACTTCTGTCACCCTGGATGTTACCGAAAGTGACTATATTTCCAATGAAGAGCTAATACGACATGGGGATGCGCCACCAACAGGGCTTAGGGTTATCTCACAGGCCCGTGGACGCATGTTCTATGCTAATAAGGACTCTGACAGAAGCTCAATCTATCCAAGCGATCTGGGGCTTCCTGAGAGCGTCAACCTTCTTGAGAAGTTAGAAGTAGCCAAACAAGATGGTGACGAGATTATGCACATGGAAGGAGAATTCCAGGCTGTTGGACAAGACCAGCGAGTTATTACTCAGGTAATAATAAAGCGATGGGGGATATGGAATCTTTATGGTACTCAACCAAGGGCAGACGAACCTGATCCCTGGATTCTGCAAAAGACAAAATCTCCAGTAGGGACTGTTGCAGGTAATACTGTATTAAAGGTTGAGTTTAATGGGGACAACGCTCTTGTTTTCCTGGCCCCAGACAAGACGGTGAGGATGTTTGATGGTCAGTCGTCTGTCGATATATCGGGCGATGTCTGGAATACCCTTTCCTCAATGAACTTAGAGTATGCTCATTTATCATGGGCGGTGGATAACCCTACTCTTAGAATGGCCTTCTTCTACTTCCCAATTGATTCCTCGACTGTTCCTAATCAATGTATCGGGTGGGATTACCGGCGGAATGTCTGGTGGATTTATCCAGACTTCACAACTCTCTTGTCAGGGACGCTTCATCACGAGACGGATCTTGACGAGTATGTATTCGCCGGCCAGGCAACAGGGGCTACGGGTGGATTGATATACCAGTTGTTTACTGGAACGAACTTTGATGGGGCGACATACGACTGGCAATGGAGAACAAAGCCTCTATTGCCCACACAGGGCATTACTAGGAATCCAGCAGATAGCGGAAATACTTTCCATTTTGACTGGATCGAGCCTATATTTGAGTCGCTAGCAGCTTCGACCGTGACAATAAAAGTGTGGCCGGGCTATGAAGATCCCGATACCGAGAACCCTTTTATGGATACGTCCATGTCGCTTGAAGATACAAGTGCGACTCACAAGAAAGAAATCATATTTGTTGAAGATAGTACGGGTGGATACCTAGTTGACGAAGAAGCTAGGTTTCAGTTCTCAGAGACTTCTGCTTCATATCGACCTAAATTGCTAGGATTCCACCTTGGCGTGAAGCCAAAGTCCAGAAAGAGAGTGTCGTGAATTGGGAGGTCAGGGTTTTTCGTATACTCCAAAAGAGATGGGATTCCAACTCGGAGGTGGAGCAACAGCAGCAGGAGGTGGTATGGAACCGCTAACCGCGTATGCAATAGCTACGGTGGCATCTGCCGGAATAGGTGCTCTCGGGGCATGGCTTGGTGGTGGCGATGACAATGCCCGGAAGCCCTACGGAGGACAACTCGCCTCTCGGACGGCTACTTGGCTTGGTCCACAGATGCGGAGCCAGCTTGAAAATTCGATGAAGCGTGGTTTTGCTAGCGATGCGGCAAGACTTAACTGGAAGATGCCTGAGTTTACACGCAAATCTGGGCCAGGAATCCTTGCGTGGAGCGGAACATCAGGAGGTCGCGCAGGGTTCCAGTTTGGTGGAGGAAGGAACTTCTCCGGCCTAGGTTCATACGAGCCGTATGGTTCAGGAGAAGGAACCTATGCAAACTTGGGGGATACAAAGACGACACCGTGGGTTCCGCCGTGGAGGAGAGGTAATCGCGACGTAGATGAGTTCATTGATGAGAATTTAACAGAGGAACAAGAGGCCCATCCAGGTCGTCAAATGCAAATTGGCTTACGTAATCGTCGGCGGCAAGGGCGCGGCGGTGGACCTCAAGGAAACATGAGCGAATATAGGCAAGTTCTTAAACTGAGGGACCAGGTTGCTAGCTCTGGCCGATTGCATAGAGGTTCCGGTATGCCTGGGGGTGGTGAGTAGAAATGTCAATGTATGGAGGTTTAGGCAGGAAGGTCCAAGGTGAGATCGAGCCTATAGGCAC